CGATACACCCACTCCGAGAATAGCGGCCACGAGTGCGCCTACGGCCTTGGCATACTTCATTGGTTCTCCTTTATATCAGGCCTTGGAGGCCTTGACTGCTGCGATCAGTTCGTCGAGCTGGGCCTGAAGACCCAGAAGCGATCCGGTCTGCTGCTTCGTGTCGTCGACCAGGTTGCGGCCGTCCGGGTAGCGGTACCAGAAGAACTCTTCCAGAGCCTCGACGAAAGCTGCCTTTACCTCTGCCTGGGTTGCCATCTTCAGCCAATCTGCCGGGGGGTTAAGAACCGTGGCCACTCGACCACGGAATTCGTTCATATCGAAATTGGGATCGGGCTTGCGCCCGACCGGGGCACACACTTCCTTGTGGCCCAGGACTCGGGATACCGAGAGCCCGAACGCGCGGCACAGCGCCGCGCACAGCCTGGCGTACGCATCGAGCTGAACCTCGGGCCACGGGTCCTTGCCGGTAGCCTCGGCCTCGATACCGATCGAGTGCGCGTTCGACTGCCAGGGCTGAAGCGTGGCACCGGTGTGCCAGCACTGGCCCGCAGCGACCACGTAGACCACACCTGAGCGCGAGAGCACGAAGTGGGCCAGCGGCCCGGCCAGATCCGAGCGTCCGTTCTGAACCACCTGAAGCGAAGGCGCATCACCGGTAGCCGGACCCGCGGTGTGGTGGCAAGTCACGGTCTGCACATCGATCATGGCGCCGTGGCCCCGGGTCTTCCAACCGGCCTGCTCAACTACGGTCAGACCCGCCGACCGAGCCACATCGGCGAGGTTGGTGAGGTAGGGCATTAGATTCCTCCTAGGTGTCCGCACCCGGACATAGAGATCGGAAACGAGGTTCCGTCCGATAGAGTCACAGTTCCGGTACACGAAGACATGTCGAGTTTGACATCCGTGATCCGGGGCGCGTCTCGGCCCGCAGGCCCCTGTTCCCCGGGCTCACCGGCGGGACCTACGTCCCCCTGGTCTCCCTTATCGCCCTTCGGGCCCTGAGCGCCTTCCTGGCCGGTCAAACCCGGCCCTCCGGTATCACCTACCGGACCCGGGGTTCCCGTGTCTCCACGCGGCCCCTGGGGGCCAGGAACGCCCTGAATACCCTGAGGTCCCATCGGGCCCTGGTCCCCGCGCTCGCCCTTGGCGCCTGAGCGTGGCTGAGAGTCCAGGTTAGCGGCCTGAGCGCATAGGTCCCGGTGCTTGTCGTAGAACTCCAGCCCCTTGGCGCATTCGACCTGAAGCTGAGATGCTAGGTCCTGGCCCTTGTTGGCCAGGACATCCGCGTCTTGCTTCTGGCGCAGGTTGTACCAAGTACCAATCCCGATGTACAGAACTACCAGGATCAGGATTCCGAACGTAATTCGAGCCAGCAAGGAGCTAGTACGAACAAGCTGCGGATCTAGGTCCGGGTTAGCTCGGTTCCGCATTAGGCCCACCCCTTACCAACTTTTCGATAGCCAAACGGTGCGCCTGTTCCTCGGCGACACGGCGAGCGTTCCGCTCAGCGGTTGTCTCTTCCCTGAGACTGCGGATCTCTTCCTTGAGGCCCGCGATCTCTTCCCGTAGTTCCTTGATCTCACGGGCCCGGTTAACGCGTAGCTCTTCCAGTTCCGCGTCATGGTCCTTGTTGATCCTGGCAATTTCCTCGCGGTAACCGCGGGTGGTCTGCCTGTTCAGGACCCACATAATCAACAGAATGATCAGAGCAATACCGATAGGTCCGAGTTGACCGAGAGCGCCAATCCAATCAGGCATTAGGCACTCCTAAGTATTACAGGCCAACGTCCTCGACCAGCAGAGCCCAGGATGCGTCCGCGTCACCGTAGATACCGCCCGTGGTGGACAGCATTCGAGCCGTGAACGAAGCCGCGTACGTGCCCGAAGACGGGGCAACCCAGGTTCCCACCAGAGTTCCGGGCTCGACCAGGAACAGCGCGTCTCGGGAGCAGTTAGGCGTCTTGCCGCGAATCACGGTTCCGCCGGTAGCCGTAGGCGTAGCCCCGGCAATAACGCGGATCTTCTGGTACATCGTGTCGCCCATCGGGGCTCCACCCGTGGCCTGATAGTACGTGAAATCGGCGGTGAACTTGTACCTGCGCCCCGCGACCGCGGTAAACGTGCACGAGAAGATAACCGTCTCCGTGCCCGTGACACCAGTGTTCGTCGAGCCTACAACCTCGCCTACCTTGCCGCGGGCCAGAGGCGCGGTACTAGCGGTCAGAGCTGCGTCTGTGGTGATGAACTTCGCCTCGATAGCCGTAGCCAGAGACTGCATCTGGGTATGACCGGCCGGAGTATCCGAAGCGGTCGGGTACGGGAACCCGTACGTGGGCGTAGTTCCGGACATGCGGATCTCCGATCAGAAAGGAATGGCGACAATCCAAGGCGTTCCGACGTAGCACGCCACGGTTCCGGCACCCGCGGCCCCAGCCTCGGCTGTGAGTCGGTACTTGATAGACACAGTGTTCACGCCGGGCATTACCGCGTTCTGGGAAGCAACCGCGTTAGCGGCCACGGCCTTGGTAAGATATGACTTGAACGGAGCGCTTCGAACATTGTTGGACAGGCTGATCTGATTACCGACCTGCCAACTCTGGCCATTGAAGAACCCGGGCGTGGCTAGCTGATTCAGCCCCCCGGGGCTAACAAGCACAAGAGACGCCTCAACAGAGGCGCCCCAGGCGCGCACATTAGCGGCCCCCCACATGAACAGACAGCGCTGGAACGGGGACAGCTTGACGTTGAACGAGGGGCTCACCGATGCCCCACCGTCCAGGTCACGCCACGTACCTGTGGTCCCCGAGATCAGGCTGCCGGAACCGTCAACCTGCGTGGGAGGCGACGAGCCCAGGGCTCCGGGCACCTGAACAGGCCCGAGAATAAAGTACTGGGTCTGCTTCCTAACGATAAGCACGGACTGTCCAGGCGCGTATTCCGTACCGATAGACGGCGTCAAAGCCTTCAGATTGGTAAGGGTGGCATTGTTGACCCGAACCGAGTTCAGCCCCGTGGTCGAGTCCCATGTCAGGATTTGGCCCAGGTGCCACCCCGAATCGTCTGCACCCTGAGGGCCCATGACACCGGCGGTAATCAGGTCCGCAATCTCAGCGGCGGTTGCCATCTCAGCTCCTCAGTACAGGTACTGCTTACGGGTCTGGATCGACATCTCGTCGTCAACAGACATTGAGTACTTGATAGTGTCGATGATGTGAACCTCCGTGTAGCCCTCGCTGTACGTCACCGAAATGACGTCCCACGCTTCCAGGGCCGGGTTAGGAACCACGCCCAGGGCTACCGAGTACGGGAACCCGTGCGAGGCGTTCAGGAGGCTCTGAGCGGCCTGCCCGCACTGAACATCGGTGGTGAGGAACGAGGAGGAAAAGAACTTGGGCACCTTGCCGAATACGCCGCCGTAGAACGTGGGCGAGGCAGGGTCTGAGTCATAAGCGATGCCGTAGACAGGGGCCGCGTTTCCTACCGGCTCACCCGTGGCCACGACCGCGTTGTAGACCCCGTCCCGGGAAATGGTGCGCGCGGCTCGGACCAGGACACCGTTAGCACCGGCGTTGATATTGAACACCGGAGTTCCGGTCGTGGTTGGCGCATCCTTTACCACGAATCGGCCTGCGTAATCGAAGTAGCAAATCTTCCCGTAAGCCTTCACCAGTTCCTGAATGAAAGCCAGGCGATCCTGGTCCACGAAGTGATCCGAGCCCAGAAGGGTAGTGGCGGCGGTGCCGCCGGGCCAGTTCGTGGAGTCGTAGACCGTGGTCACGCCCGGCATGACATCCGTGATCAGGAAATCGATAACCGAGGCCACCGAGGCCGCGCTTCCAAACTGGAGAGGGCTGGGTACACGGCCGTCCCTGAGGTTGGCCATTCGGTCTTCGCCCGAGATTCGGATAGCGGATCCGCTGAACTTCTTGGAGCGGATCACTACATCCTCGACCGAGTTAACACGGAAGTACCCAAGGCCAACGTACTCAGTCGTGCCGTTAGCGTACTGAACTCCGCGCTCTAGGTAGATCTCGTGCGCGTACGCGTTGACGTTCTCGAATGGCTCAGCCAGGACCAAGTCCATCGTGCCGTTGATATCCGAATTTACGTCCACGGTCACGTCCCCAGAGATAACCTGGAGGGGGATTCCGGCCGTGCTGGGGTTCACCCCGACAACCCAAGGGAACACCAGCCTGGCACGGAATACCGCCTTGTGCGGGCCCCGAACCGTGTTCAGGAATGAATCAGTTACGGGGCGCACAGCAACTCCTTACGGAACGATAATGACAGACGACGAGATCTTGTCGACCAGGTTCGACCACGACGTGTTCTGAGGATCGGCCAGTACAGCCGTCCACGAAGCGTAGTTCGTGACCACGTCGTTCCAGATGTACGTAGACCCGTAGACTGCCGGGGCAGGCTGGGAAACCTCACGCGCTGAAACTACGACCGACCACGAAGACATCGGCGCATCGAGAACGCGCTTCAGGGACAGAGCCGTGAAGTAGAACGTGTCGATATCCGCGTTCGGATCAGCGACCAGAAGATACATCGGGTCTCCGAGCGCGATACGCGCCGCGAGTTCCTTAGCCGCCTGCTT